CGCCCGCACAAAGAGTAGAACATCTGCTGAAGGATTGTAGAGCTCAACAAAGTTGTATCCCTTATAGAAGAATCCGCCTGAACCACAGGTCTGATCTATCAAGACGCAATCTTTGATACAATGGTCTTTCACATTAAGATGCCCGGAATATGCAGAAATACTGCGGTTTCGACGATTTGCCGCTCTCCTTGCGGCTCTTCCAGAACGCAGAAAGGAGCTACATGTGGCCTTCGCTGCTGTTGCTGTCATGGTCAATGCACCTCCTTTCCGACACCCTTATAGGGCAAACTTAAAATATAGAGTCAAACTTAAATCATTAGGTGTCCTTAAAATGTTTATCCTGCATCAATTTCCTGAAGTCTGGTCAACCATCTAAGGATGCTGCCATTCCTGCAAAATCGGAGCAAGGCTCCGTCACAGAACCTTTCTGCGCGGTCTGCTCCTAACAAAAGAGCCATTACAGCCTTTCCATCCAGGCCACTCACATCTGCTGTAGACATAGAATCCGTTGACCATTCAAGACCATTTTCCTTCAAAATATCCTGGTAGCGGTTCAGTCCGAATTCCGGATGGCTATCCATAAACTCGTAAACTTCTTTCTCAAGGCCTACAACCGTATCAGTATAATCAACATACGGCATCTGATATGGGTGCTCCGGTGTGCCATCGTTTTTTGTATCAATAAACCACTTCCCGAATTCATCCGACTGAAGGCGCGGTATATATGCCGTCAGTTTTTCATACATGGGCATCACCTCCTCAAATGCATCTGCTTTAATTATCCACGGCTCTTTGTTATCTCCATAGCTTCAGTTATCGTGTCAGAAGTCAGAAGGGTATCAATATCTGCCCAGACCCTGTTACTCATGACGATGCTCTTTCCGGTTTTAACTTCCTTCTGCGGAATTATTGCAGGGCCAAGAGTATAAATAAAATGCATTTCATTTGATCTTTCTTTAGGAAGCTCTGGCACAAATTTGTACAGCTCATCGGAGATCTCATAGCTCTCGATATGGTGAATGGATTGTAGCCTTCCGTTATATCTGAAACCGATATAATTCAATGGTTCCTTCGGCCAGCCACCTTTTCCACCAACCGGACAGCAGTACTTGCTATGCTTTCTCACAATATCTACATATGTGATATCTCCCGCCAGCTTTCTTCCATCCACAGTTTTTATTTCGGCATTTGTAAGTCCGAGGGAAACCACATAAACCTTATTCGTGTTTCTGTTTTGTGTAGTCATAATCCGCCTTATATACCTTTCAATGTCGTCAAGGATGTACTTTTCCTTGTTTGCAGAAACCGGTCGCGCCTCTTCGACAAGATCACATATGCTCTTCCAGGATAGATGCTTGATAACAGTTTCTGGTACTGAAGGCAAGTTGTTTGCTGCATATTCTTCGGAACATTCAGACATGGAAACGATAAGCTTATACTTTGCAGGACTTTTCTTAAAGCTCTCCTTTTCTGAATACAGGTGGAGCTGCTCATATCGAGGCAATAGCCATCCACGCTTGGCTTCGATGATTATAAAGAAGTTTTTGTTATCAACGATTTCCAGATCTGTGATACCGTTTTCGCCTTCACTGACCTGGTAGCGAATGACGATATCATCTGTATCCGCATGGCAGCCTGTCAACCTGAATATCACAGCATCCAGTAGCTTTGGGCATTTCACAAGTGCCCATGCTATGCTCTTTGTTATGTCGTTCTCAAGGCTCCCGAACAGATCGAAGATAGTTTCTACTATTTCACCATGTGCCCATAATTCTGCCATCCATCAATCTCCAGTACTATTTTTTATTGATTTCTTCTCATTCGCCAAAGCAATATTGACCTTAAACTCTTCTATAGCTTCCCGAGGAATCTCCGGTACTGGCACCTTGCATATAACACCATATCTTGAAAAATATATTCCAAGATATTTTATTTCCTTGCCCACAAGGTCGCCTTCATGCAGTTCGTCACATATCCTGCTCAGGAAGTAATAACCAAGAAGCTGCGCTGCATAGTCCCTGTGGTAACCGATATCTTTGGTGGATTTGAAATCATAAAGGCACCCATCTATGAAAATATCTGCATCGGCTCCGCCACAAAAGGCTCCATATCTTCCAAACTTCGGATTAAAGACTACAGTACTATCTTTTTGCAGAAGTTTTTCTGAGTGAACTACTTTTATAAAAACATTTCCTATCTCAACAACTTCTTTTACAGCATCCATATCTGGAGCACTTACTGCCGCCATAGCGGCTTCTTTTATTGTGCCGGACCGAATGCCCACACGAACGATATTGTCGAAGTTGGCAAACATTATGCATGGGTAGAAGATTTCATTTACCTTTCCGGTTCCATCTATGAAGGTTTTGACCTTCTCCTTCTGAGTCATGAAAGCCTTCTCTATGGCCGCACCATTCTTTTCATTCATTTTCCCTTTGAGACGTAGCATACCTGCTTCAGCTATTGTGTTTTCCAGAGCTGCCTGGTTGTGAATCATCCTGGCTACATAAAAGCGAATCAGGTAATCAGAGCATGTACCGATGAATCCAGAATATTTACTGTTCACCAATGCCGGAACCGCTATCTCATTTTTCTTTGAAAAAGCCGGGAAGCTGGTACTCGAAATGTAGTTAGAGCTCTTAGGGAGATAACTGCACAGTAGGTCTCTAATCGGCTTGTTTGTTTTAATCATTCTGGTCAATGACATAGCAGCGCCTCCGTATTCAATCACTTAAGTATCTCAGCCAGCTTTTTCCCTTCTTTAGTCTTCCATACCAGTTTGCCATCGCGGCTTCCTCCGACGACAAATGAAGCTGCCGTCGAAGGGCTATTAAATTCAACATCTTCCTGAAGGACCCCATCAGAACTGATCTTACTGTTGTCTCGCTTTTTCTTCAGAGCATCTGTAAAACCTTTCCCCTGAACCAATTTGATTCGACTTCCGGATAAAACATAATACTTTCCATCACGTAATTCGCAATATGCAAGAGCAGCTTTTCCCGTATCAGAGCGCCAAGTCATCTGAAGTGACAGCACCTTACTTGATGAACTACTATCATCGTGCTTAGGCTTCCCGCCTGACTTGGCGGCATCTGCAATGTGGGTTTTCACAATTTTCGATGGATCATCTTCTTTGATGTCCTTTTCCTTGGAGCTATCTCCACCCAGAGTTCCAAGGCTCACGCCATCCTTGTTACGCCACCATTTCAAGCCGCTTACATTTCTTCCGCTCACAAAATCCGCAGCATACGATGGGCTATTGAACACCTGGTTCTCTTTTAGTCTTCTGGAAGAATCGATGTTGTTTGCACTAGCAACGCGCAGTTTCTTTATGCTATCAGGACACCAATCAGCTACCTCAGTAGAAAGAAGACTACCTTTAAGCACAACGAAGCCTTCTGACGTAACGATTCCTGTTGCATTCCAGTCTTTGCCATCAGCGTTCGAATAATACAAAAGATTGTCCTTCTGATTATCTGCGTCCATCTCATCCATTGTCGGCAGGAATGCCTGATAGTTGAACATCTGCATAACCGTTTTGGTGTAGATGATATCTTGTTCCAACATATCGCTGACGAAATCTTCTACTGGTGATTTGACTGGTTCTCCAGCATTTTTCAATATATATCTACCCGCTTTCTTTATTATGTTATAAAAGCGATTCTCCAAGTACTTGATCCTGCCCTTTTCCAGATGACCATCATTGGCCACCAACAGCACTGCCTCCGCCCAGTATGAGCCAGCTTTTTCAAAGTCATGTGTCTGCATAATACGGGAAAGGCAGTGATCACCTTCCCCTACATATACATATGGCTTACTTTCATCTGTGTCTTTCCCATATAGGAAATAAACGCCTGGAGTATTAACCTTCTTCAGATCGGCACATGACTTCATCATCACATGCGGAATCTTATACACCAAGAGATTAGAATATGTAGAGGTCGCACGCCATCTGCCGTCAACCCGACCATCCATTAAATACATTGTTATTGTTGAGCCTAATGACATAACTGTACCCTCTTACTTCTACTATTCAATCAGCGTAAGGAATCCCTGTTCAAATCCACCAGGGAATTGAAATTTCTTATCAACTCCATTAAATGTAACTATTACGACAGAACCATCTATTCCCTTAATAGTTCCTAAGCCGAAGCCCTTATGCTTTACGCGAACACCCGTTTTGATCTTCGATGTATCAACCTTGATCCTCGGCTTATCCGCCTTCGACATAGCTAGTGGAGTAGGTGGTACATATGACGGGTGATATGTAGACCCTTTGCTGAATATAGAACCATGTCCGGCGATAGGTGTTCTCTTAGTCCCGTACTCGCTCTTTTTCTCAGCAACCATCGGTAATGACTCTTCCTCATCATCTTCCTCGTCATCCTGGAAGTTGCTAATATTTGTGAATACAGGCCTTTCCGGTACATCATCGTCCCTTGGTGCAGCGGCCTGCATAGATGCAGCAACCTGACCTGCCATCTTGTCATAATCTTCACGAGAAATAACTGTACTGTAAAGACCGACATTTTCACCCGTATGCTTGTCGATGCCTGTGTAAATGAGGCTTGCGTCTTCATAACGTTTGAACTTATAGACAGCATCATTCATCAAGGACTCATTAAAAACATTCAGGCTAACAAGGAGCTCAAAATCCTTCACATCAAGACCGGTAACCTTCTTAAAGAGTTCTGGTTCCAACTGAGTGATAACATCTTTCAGGCTATATTCACGGTAGTCAGTAAGGTACATGAAAACCGGGACACGAGTTGCAAATTTGATCAGCTTCTCCTGGATCATCTTGCGCTTGGACTTATATTCCTTCTCTTCTTCTGTAAGCTCCTTCTTTTCCTTCTTGGAGAGCTCTTTGCCTTCTTTCTTAGCTTTCTTTACGGCATTGGACTTGTTGATAATCGTCTGGATATCTTCATTAAGGCTTCGGAATCCTTCAATATGCATCAAAGCATTCATTGCGTCCTCATTGGCTAACAATCTAGCCAAAGTGTCATTATCGACATTAACAAGGAGCGCAGATTCCCAGCGCTTTGCCAGAAGAGTTGCTGATGTTCCGGCCATAGCAATATCAAGGATTTCAGCTGCATTAACCTGTCGCATTGCGCTGCCGTCGTAGGCGAGTACCGGCAAAAAGTTAATGAACTCTCCGACTTTTTTCTCCGGGTTGCTCTCACCAACATTCAGGCGACAGCTATAGTCAGAAATCTGTCGTAAAGCTCGGTCAAGAGCGAAGTCAAACACATAGCATTCTTTCTTAATAATCTCTTTAGAGCCGTCATCTTTGGTGATTTCCCACGGGCTCTGAACACGAAATGCCGCCTGGAAGTAAGTTTCTGGGCTGCTCAAATTCCGGAGCATAAAGATGCCGGTCCAAGGTTTGATGGTTACACCTGTGGTCAGCTTGCCGCAAGACAATGTAATAGTCTTGGTTTCAAGCGGATCTCCCATTGAACGACGAACAGGGTCTAGTGCTGCAACGCCAATACCTGCCTGAGTGCCAGCACAGACATTAACTTTATAATCGTGATAGAAAGCATTCTGCTTTTGTGCCAGCAAGTTTGCCATCGCATAGCAGGAAGCGACGTTTGGAAGGAACCAGAGCGTATGAGAAAGAACATTTAATAGTCTGGCATCAGAATATGGCATGGGCGGTTTCTCCGCACCAAGCTTTAGCTCATCAACTGATGTCTCCAGATATGACCCACGAATCAGATCAAGCCATTTCTGTACGTAATCCTCATAGACAAAATGTGCATCTTTGCCCTTTCCCTCAGCGGAGAAGAAAACGTTAAGGTCAAATTCATCGAACTCTCCCTGTTTCGCTATCTGCTGAATGGAATCAGGGATTTTATAGGTAAGCATTACCATTCGAGGCAAAGCGGCATAAGGATTAGCCTCACCTGGATGGTCCTTTGGCCAGTCTTCCTTAGCCTGTTGCTCATCAGAGTAAGTCCAGTTAAAAACCTGCTCCTCAATGAATTCTCCGGAATTCAAAGCACGGAAAGGCGTTCCTGAAAGGTAGAGATAATATGTCGTTGTAATCGGCAGCCATGTTTCATCGTAAGCATTGCCTGCATCGTACTTGCTCAGGTCCTCATCATCATAAGTATCTTCGTCCTGCTCAAACAGCTTCTTGGCGCTATCCTTCCAAGCGCCAAAATGGTACTCATCAAATATAACGAGATCCCAGTTAGTGGTATGGACCCACTCATTATTTGGCTTAATTCCACCTGTTTCCTTATCAACGCCAAGAAAATCCTGGAATGAGCCGAAGCATACGATAGGACGGTTCTTATCTGCCTTTTTGTACTGCTCATCCGTGGACGGTCCACCAGGTACCGTAGGACGAGTAATAAACTGCCAGCCCTCAAAATCCACATGTGTCATGAGATCTTCCCGCCAGGCCGTCTGTACTGCAGGCTTGAAGGTCAGAATCAGCACACGCGTAAACCCCATTTTTTTTGCCAGTTCATAGGAAGCGAATGTCTTACCAAAGCGCATCTTCGCATTCCATAAGAACTTCGGCGTGCGTCCGCTGCCCTCTTTATAGACCGACTCATAATATGCCTGAGTCATCTCAACTGCACGTTCCTGCTCCGGACGCATTTTAAACGTCTGTGTACGATTTTCGGTATTTTCAGTCCCAAGTTGAACAGCAGTGACAGCAGCTTTCACTTCATTTAAGCTGCATTGAAACCATTCATTTTTATCATCACCCTCATTAAGCTGATGGATTCCCTTTTTCTTGAGAACAGCATGCACGTCGTGGTCAGTAAAAACCGTCCCATCGTTCTTCATGGCATCCCAATAGGCCAAAATTCTATAGGGAACACCACTGGTATGTTCTATCTCATAGACACGATCCTCTACGTCGCGAACAGTATATCCAACTTTGATGTAACCTTTCTGGGAGGCAACTCCTATATGCTCATAAGCATAAATCTTAGGGCTCGCGTCCGGGCGTTGAGGAAAGAAATCCATATCAGGCATCACGACTCACCTCCGTCAATATCGGCTATCTTCGAATCGATGTATTGCCACTCATCATAACTAATGTTCCACTTATCACATAATTCCTTATCAGAATAGATACCCTCGTATTTATTTAAAGCGGGTACAAATTTAAATTTTTCTCTTGTCACATCCTGCGAGACTACACATTGGAGTAATAAAAATCTCACTGTCTTAGTATAAAGATATGATTTGAAGGATTCTATTTCTCCCTTGCTATCTGCCGCAAACAAAACAATAAATGATTCGGTACAGCAGGTTCCAGGTGGTACAATTCTGGTATTTCCGTCATAATAGAATCGCACTGGCTTTGAGAAATCCGTCTGACCAGCAATAGGCGAACGAGGAGCTAAAAATTTCCATTTATCAAGCAAATTTTGGTTATCTGTCACATCATCAGGATCAGCATACTTCAATCCAATTTTTTGGATAAACTGACACGGTACACCTGAATCCTTGGGTTCATAAAATGTTCGCAATCCAAATGGTTTCGATGCAGAGACTGTTTTATCCATGTATGCCCCTTTATGAGCATTCATAACTTTTCGGACAATTGACAGTGCCTTATTGGATCTGATGAATACATTAAATTCATCTAGATATCTTGTATCTGTAATATCTTCCTGATTACTTGCACAGTTCGTAATCTCGCAAGGTCCTGCGTTATCCCTATCCCAAAGGAAGTAGCATGCACCACCTGCTAAGTCAACGCCTGGAAAAATATCCTTAAAGTTCTCATAATCTACAAGTCTTCGAATCCTCTTATCTGAGAGCATATCTTTTCTAAATTCTTCAAGCCCACGGCCCCCTGAGAACCATCTAGAAGGAATGACCATTGACAGATATCTAGGATTAAGTTTTTTGGCCTGTTCTACAAACAGCTGATATATTGGTTTTGCGCTTTTTCCAAAACCACCATCCGAAAGTTGATATGGTGGATTTCCAATTATCACATCAAATTTCATTTTGAAAATCTCCTCTGGTCTAACTGTATGGATGAATTCGTATGCATGTGTTTCTAAGCTTGTATCACGATCATATTCTTTCTGTGACGCCCCACAAAAAACGCATCTTCCATTATCCCATCTATGCTGAATATTCTTAAATCGAACATTTCCATCAATAGTATCAAAGTGAACTACTGAGTAGTTTCCATTCGCAGTCTTAGAGCAATAAAGGCTCCTGCGGGATAAATGTGAAGTCAGCTCAGTAATGGCAATTCCGAATAATTGCTTCTTAAAAATATGATTTGTTCTTTCCTGAAGATCTGGGTAGAGCGATTCAAGCCCCTTTAAGAGTCGTTTTGCTATTTCTCGAAGGAATACTCCACTCTTGCAAGCAGGATCTAGAAATGTAGCATTGGGGTCACTGAATAACTCTTGAGGAAGCATATCCAGCATCTCATTTGCTAATTCAGGAGGCGTGAAAACTTCATCATTCGATAGATTAGCAATGCAGGAAAGCACGTCTGGGTTATACATTGTGTTGTATAAATTATTCGCCATGATCTTGCACCCTCCTATAATCTGTAATGTACGAGGTTAATAGCTCTCCTTCATCACTTAGTTTCTCACTGAGCGTCGGAAACAAACTCATCTGTTGGTACTCATCTTTCACATTTTTTCTCTTTTTTTTAGAGACTGCCTGAGGCTCATAGTCTCCGGCTAATAATTTGTCAAAACGGAAATCTTTTCTCTGCATCTTATTTCCCATAATGAATGACCATTCTGAGAAAACGATCGGTGCTTCGGTGTCATTTCCGTCTTCATCAACTTCCTTCAGGCTCAGCGCATTTCCACACACGATGTTCCGACTCAGGATAAAGCGAACTGCTTCTCGACATTCATCACTGGCTTCTTTCCTGCAAACCATGGTGTACTCTTCATTCCAGATATCAAACAAACGCTCACGGCAAGCCAGCACGTTATCCATCATAAGGTCAACACCATAAATGCTTGATATGGCTATGACAGATTGCTTTTCAAATTCTAATGGGAGCGGCTTTTTTCTTCTCGGCGGAATTGCCTGCCTCTTAGCGGCTTCCAACTTTCTGCGTAAAACATCAACCAGAAAATTTCCATCCCCGCATGCCGGTTCCAGAAATCTACTGTCGACACGCTCGGTTTCAGGCTTCACCAGGTCAAGCATCGCATTGACTTCTCTTGGAGCCGTAAATACCTCTCCGTGCTCTGAAACTCTGTCTTTTGACTTAATTTGCGCTGTCATCTAATATCATTCCTTCTCATTCATCATTCTTAAAAAGTGCTGGCTCTGATCCATAGCATCAAATACCATGCGGAACACGTCTTTATATTGCTCAACGTCAATGCTCTCATCCACGAAGTGAAAACCTTCATTAAAGGACTCAGCACGGCTGATGTAGGACATCATTGACTGAGCCAGGTGATACTTTGTGTTGTCCGCCTCACCGCCAGCAGCTTCTTCCTCTGTGCGTTTCTTTACTGCTGCGAGTACTTTGGTATTCAGATCTTTACTGTCGTATCCACAGAGTTGAAGAAAATAGTATTCAAGTATTCTCCGGATGACGTTCATCAGCGGGATCGGCTCATCCAGCTTCTTGTATTCCTGCCAAAGAGCCTCGTAAGAATTCTGCACTGGATTATAGTTAGAATCCTGTTCAGATATCTTTTCAGAGTGATGAATGCATTTCTCAACAGACGAGATGTTGTCTTTCTTGTTTACCTTAAAAAAGGACACATACCGATAATTCTCTACCTGGTTATATGTAATCTCCCTGTGGAAGAAGGCGTTATGGGTAAATACGAATAACTGCCGGATGTAAGTTCCTTTGTACTCATGCTGCCCGAGTGTGACATTATTCGCGCATATGCCGATCATCTCACGAACGAGAGCACTTACGATGAACAGGGAGCTTGAATCCATACTGCAAATAGGGTCATCTATGACGACAATCTTATCCTTGGTAGAGTCGCCTTCTGATTGACTGCCTCTCACCACATGGTAAAAATACAAAAATGCAATGAATCGGCGCTCGCCCTCGCTGAGTTTCGTAGCAACCTTCCCATCTTCGCGGATGACCTCATAGGTTCCTTTGACACCTTCTTTTTCCCTCAGATGGAAGCCCTCGAATCCGGAATCCTTGAGATGCGCATTGATGCTGTCAACGGTAGCTGCCGTATTGATCACGCTGGCATTCAGTTTCTGAAGCTCAGCATGGATCTGCTTGTATTTCTCTTGCAGATCAACTACCTTCTGTGCAAGTTCCTTCTTCTTTGTCTCTATTTCCTTTTTGCTGGTGTTATAGGCTTCTACTTCTTCCTTGAGCACGAAGGCGATTTCTTCCCAGACCATGTTGAAACACTCGATCTGCTTATCATGCTTCGTGGCAACAATATCGTTATTGCTTTTTACCTGAGTGTTAATAGCCGTTGCCGCTTCGTCTATCTTAGTAAGAAGCTCATCTGTATTCTCAAGCGTGACCGGGTCAACAGGCTTCTGGCGCTTCTCAGCTATGAGGCGCTCATTCGTAGCAACACGCTCAGCCAGCTGTGCGATCAGCTTCTCATACACCTCCGTGTTTGCCTTGGGATATACATCATCAAGGTTTCCGCGCAGGAGAACCAGAAGATCCTGCATTTTGCGCTTATACTCTGTTTCGAATGTTTCCAGACTATCCAGCGACTTCTGATAGCTCTCATCAAATGCCTGAGCGATGTCCTTCTCGAAATTCTCAGGAAGCTTACCTTGGCAGAATGGGCACTTTCCTTTGGAATGAACAACGTATTCAGCGTGGCCCTTCTTCACCCACTCTGTCGCCTTCAGGGCCTTCATAAACTTCGCAAATTCAGTCTCACTTCTGCTCTGGATAACTTCACCGAGAAAAGATTCGCCGGATAGGTCATATTCACCTTCCAAGTCCGTAGACTTCTTGAACTCCGGATATCTCCTTGCATTAGGATCGTAGGCGACATCATAAATCTTCTGGATATCTTCCGGCTTATGCTCTACCGGGCTATGACTTCCAGAGAGGACTTCGTCTGTAAACTGCAGCTTCTTTTTCTTACCACCCTGTGTCTGGTCAAAGCTTTTGCGGAGTTGCTCCGTTTTTCCCCAGCAAATCAGCTCAAAATTATCTCTCAGAGGCTTCAGCTCATTTCCTTTATTGTCCCGATCAGTTGCAGCCTGCCTGCCTTCTTCAATAACCTGAGACTGTTCAGCTGTTTTCGCATCAATCTGGGCACGGATCTCCACATTCTCTTCACTGAGAGTGAATACTCCTTTCAAATCGCCGTAATCTGCCAGATTGCGATCGATATAGTCCTGGTTGTAGACAAGGATCTGATGCTCTTCCGGCACTTCTCCTTCATGCCATTCAATGTTTTCAGGATTAAGAAATGCCTCTGCAATCGTCGACTTGCCCGCGCCATTTTTTCCAAAGAAAAAATTTACATAGGAAAGTCCATCAACCGTCTCCTCGTGGAAGGTGGCGTCGTTGACTTTTATTTTTGTTATAAGAGAAAGTTGTTTCTCCATATATTCGCATCCTCCTTTCCACTATCTGTGATGGTCAATCAGAAATCTTTCCTTCTTTGAGCCACTCATCGACTTCTGAAATCCGGAACTTATATCTCTTTCCAGCCCGATAGAATGGCAGCTTTCCATCCTTGATCCAGTTTCGTATTGTGTCCGTACTGACACTCAGATGATCTGCGATATCCTCGAGATTCACCCACTTTTCCGGAGCCAAGTCTGTATTGACGTTTTCGTTGTTGAGTTCCATTCATTCCCTCCGCTATTTCAGTTAGTGCCCATCGTAAACATTGGAACTGGTACCTGTACTCCTGCCTCTAATAATTCTTCTATGAGATCACATCGTTTGATGGACCAGTGTGTCCGATTCAGCTCATTGAATTTGTCATTCCCGTCAAGCTGTAATTCAGCCAGCATATCATTGATCTTCTGCTGGAGGATTTTCATGCCCCAGCCACAATAGTAAACCTTGATCTCAGTGTCGTAGATTTTCAGATCTGGGATAAATCCGTAAATGACCATCTGTCCATCGTCTGCTTTTCCATATTTCATATTCTCAGCCATGAAGAGCGAAGGCATAGTTTTTATCCGGGTGAGGTTCTCCTCTGTAGGCCTTTCAAACTTCCGCTTCGTCTCCTCGGTCATGAATTCTGTCAGAGCGCGATCCCTACGGAATCTAAAGTATGGACGATCAAACTCTTCTGCTCCTATTACAAAGATGTTGTAATATTCCCGATCCACCTTCGGAGGCATATAGACATTCCCGCCGAAATATGGCATCTGCGTATAGTACTGATTGACCGTCAGATTGATATTGCCATAGTTGGGAATGGCAACACTATCGGCACCGGTCTGAACCACCTGCTGACCTCCGGTTACAGGCACGCCAGACGATGATATTACTCTTACTTCATCACTCATCCTTCTTGCTGCCTCCAATCGTGATATTCATGGTTCCATAGTTCGGCATCACGCTGCTGTTCTGGCCATATTGCTGAATAATCAACGGGTTCTGAATGATCTGTTGCGTTGGTGGTGGAGTCGTACCAGAAGCCTGTTCTGCATCATCTGTATCGGCATCCTCATCACCGAAGTCAAATACAACGTCCTCTGTATTACCATCAAAGCTGGCATCTGCCACCTGGTCTGGCATATAAACCTTTAACTCCCTGGTAATACCGCTGCCAATATCACTTTGGAATTCTCTACCGGCACCACCATTTGGTGGGCACCAGGCATCATAGGTGGGCTGACCCGCTTTGTTATTGCTCTGTGTCATGACGGCATAGTGCCATACGCCCAACAAGAAAGCCGGAAGGCAAAACTCGTTTATGTCATTGAGCTTTGATTTTTCAACTGCCTTCCCATTCTCTTTTATATAGAAAGAATGCCCATCTGTATTATCGTCCCGGCTGATGAGATCAAGAATTGCTCGAACCAACCATACTTCTTTCTTTGTCTTTTTTCCTACCTCCAGGAACTGAATCACGAATGTGACCATGTCCTTTAAAGCATCCGGATAAGCCGTTTTTACTCGGTTGTCAAAAGCCTGAAGTACAAGCCTATCTCCAAAAGGCAGATATTCACCTTTTGATGTCTTGCACGATTTATAGTCGTTTGCCTTACCTTTAAGCATCATAGGGTCCGCTGGCCCTTCATAGTCTGGGTTGATCACCTTTATAAGTCCGATCAGCACTTCCGGGTCCGAGAGGCCGTCCCTCTCTCCTTTATAGTGCTCACGGGCTTTTTTTCTTTCTTTCAAATCCTGCAGCAGGAGCGTAAAGAACGTGCCTCCGCAGAGCCTTGGATTTTCATCTTTTGCCACTTATTTTCTCCAAATTTTCAAAGTCGAACCTTAAGAACCTTACGAACTATGGCACCCGACCCAGCGAACGATTGGGTAGGTCCTGTGAACAGTCACAGGAGCGAATGTCGTCAAGAGACCGCATTCAGCAGGTGCGATGGTTCGGAGTGGTTCCGACCATTTCCCACTAATTCCTATTATACAGAAACGGCATATACAAAGCAAATACATGCGTAAGTTTTCTGACGACTGACAGGGTTCCTCCCGCGATTGCTCACAACAGCAAATCACAGGAGGAAAGCTTATGAGTACAGAAAACACTAATGGTAAGCGTATTTACATCAAGTCATCCAAGACATGGATGCCGGTCACTGACGAGCAGTATAAGGACCACATGCGTGAATGTGATCGTGTCCGTAAGAAGATGCAGAACCATCACGCATGCAGTTGCCCGAGGTCAAATTTCTGGGAATGTGATGGCTGCTGCGATGACTGCAGGCATCAGGTCAAGGGTTCCATTCTGTCGATGGACGCGCCTATGGGTACGGACGATTCAGAGGAAGAATTCTCCCTCTATGACATCGTAGGCGACCCGAGGTCAGAGTTCGAAGACACAGTTGTGAACCAGATGTTCTACCGCGCAGTAATAAAGCGTCTTAAGGAAATTTACCCGCAGGCAATTGAAATCGGCAATCTCCGCATCCAGGGCAAGACCGACGAAGAGATCGCAGAAATCATCGGTGTGAAGCGCACGACCTTCCGCAGCCGCATAGCCCGTGCCAAGGAACAGATCTTCACCGAGTTCGGCATCGATCTCTTCGATTAAGTAACACATCTGGCTGTCTGTTCCTGTCACAGGCGGTCAGATTTTACTTCAAATCTTCTTCGTCAATTCGGGTACCCCACCTCCATTGAGGTGTGTAAGGAGCAGGAAACACAAACGCTCCGGAATGGAGGTGAACCCGAAATGACGTCACTCGTAAACAGCAAATCAATGAAAAGGAGGAAAGCACATGTCAAAAATGAGCGAGATGGATTTAACCATCAAGAGCTTAAGAGAAGCCGCTGCGGCAATCACGGACGCAGCTGATTTCCTTACAAAGGCATTCAGCGACACTGATAAGCAGCAGACTAATGAAATTGCTGCCGAACGGCCTGAACCGGCAAAGGAACCTGAGAAGCCGACTCTCACCCTCGTGGATGTACGGACGCTTCTCGCGAAAAAGTCCAGAGCCGGGCACACAGCCGAGGTAAGGGACCTGCTTCAGAAGTATGGTGCAAGCCGTCTGTCGGAGATTGACCCGGCAAATTATGAAGCGCTGGTGCACGATGCGGAGGGCCTTGCAGATGACTAAGCACGCACTCCTCTCTGCCTCATCGGCATACAGGTGGCTCAACTGCCCGCCTTCAGTCAGGCTCTCAGAGGGAGCCGAAGACAAGACGAGCGTGTATGCAGCGGAAGGCACTGATGCCCATCTTCTCTGCTCCTACAAGCTCGAGAAGGCACTGGGTCTTCCGACAACTGACCCGACAGAAAATCTCACGTACTACGACAACGAGATGGAAACCTCTGCGAATGAGTATGCGGCTTATGTGCTTGAGCTTTATGCGCAGGCTAGGGAAGCGAGCCCTGACCCGATCGTCATGATTGAACAGCGGGTGGACTATTCCCGCTACGTACCGCAGGGCTTCGGTACAGCCGACTGCATCCTGATCGCGGACCGGACTCTTTACATCGTGGATTTCAAGTACGGGAAGAACGAGGTCGATGCACACGGTAATCCGCAGATGCAGCTTTACGCACTGGGAGCTCTCGAGCTCTTCGAAGATCTCTACGACATCGACAAGGTACAGATGACCATTTTCCAGCCAAGGCTTGGAAATGTCAGTGTCAGTGAGATCAGTAAGGAAGATCTTCTCTCCTGGGCAGAAAGCACTCTGGTTCCGACAGCAAAGCTCGCATACGAGGGAAAAGGCGAGTATGCCGCAGGCCCCTGGTGCCTCTTCTGCCGTATGAAGGCAACCTGCCGGAAACGTGCAGAGGCCAACATGGAACTCGCAAAGCTCGATTTCACTGACCCACCTCTCCTCTCTGATGAAGAGATCGAGAAGGTTCTCGCACAGGTCGATCAGCTGGTCTCCTGGGCAAACGACGTGAAGGAGTTTGCTCTGAATCAGGCGATCAGCGGCAAACACTGGTCCGGCTTCAAGCTCGTCGAAGGCCGCTCCAACAGAAAGTACACAGACGACGAGGCAGTCGCCAAGACCGTCCTCGAAGCAGGCTACGACCCTTATGAACAGAAACTCAAAGGCGTCACAGCCATGACATCCCTGCTTGGCAAGAAGCGATTTACTGAGCTGCTCGGTGATCTCATTACCAAACCTCAGGGCAAACCGACACTTGTTCCGGAGAGCGATAAGCGCCCGGAAATGACAACAGCAGCAGACGATTTTAAGGAGGAAAAATAATTATGTCAAAGAAGCAGATCAATCCGATGAAGGTCATCACGGGCAAGGATACCCGCTGGAGCTACGCAAATGTATGGGAGGCCCGCGCCATCAACGGCGGCACTCCGAAGTTCTCCGTATCTCTCATTATCCCGAAGTCTGACACCGTTACCGTCAACAAGATCAAGGCAGCTATCGAGGCAGCCTACAAGGAAGGCGAAGGTAAGCTTAAGGGCAACAGCAAGTCTGTACCGCCTCTCTCCGCAATAAAGACTCCTCTTCGCGATGGTGATACCGAGAGACCGGATGACCCTGCATACAAGGACAGCTACTTCCTGAATGCCAACAGCTCCACTGCCCCAGGCATCGTGGATGCAGACTGCGAGCCGATCCTGCAGCGCTCTGAGGTTTACTCCGGTGTGTACGGCAGAGCGTCCATCAACTTTTATGCCTTCAACACGAACGGCAATCGTGGCATCGCGGTAGGCCTGAACAACCTTCAGAAGATCCGCGATGGCGAGCCGCTTGGAGGCAAGGCAAGTGCTGAGTCTGATTTCGCAGGCGATGACGAGGATGACGATTTCCTGTCCTAAGCATCATCACCTGTAAACCCACGCTGGCGGTAGTGCTCCTGCCGCCAGTTCTTTTTGAAAAAAGAGGTAAATCAAATGTTCACATACGAATATATGCAGCACACAGTTATCATGTTCACCTACTGGTGCATTCTCATTCTGGATTGCATCGGAATTGGCTTCTGGATCTATATGGCAGGCAAAGGTATCAAACGCCTGGCTCACTGGATCAAAGGAAAGTTCCACAAGGACAATATCGACGTCACCGCAAGCATGGAAGGAGGGGAAACTCATGAGTCTCTTTAAGCACCTGATTCCGTTCACAAATCAACTCCCGCCTGAGAATGTAGACCTCTTCGTCTGCTCTCATGACAGTGATCAGGACGAACGTGTCTATGGCATCATGCGGTATTTCACCAAAGGAACCACGGTCTGCATCGCTGACCCGATCACAGGATCTTCCTGGGAGGAGCGCCTGGTCGATGCAGTCTTTAATGACCACCAGTATGAACAGACCATCGCCGAGACTGGCTACTACTTCCTCGAAGGCGACGACGGTGACTGCCAGTGGATTCATTCAAGCATCAAGCCGCTCGACTCTTCCTACATCATCATAAACCCAGAAGACGAGGAATAATCACCCACCCTGCCGGATACTCAAACCTCCGACAGGGCATTTTTGTTTTGAAAAGGATGTGATCTATATGAAAGAACTCAGTATGGATCTTGAGACATTTTCCAGTGTTGACATCGCAAAATGCGGAGTCTACCGCTATGCCGATGCACCTGATTTCGAGATCCTGCTCTTTGGATATTCCGTAGATAAAGGCCCGGTCCAGGTCATTGACCTTGCCTCCGGCGAAGAAGTCCCGGAAGTAATCCTTGATGCTCTGACTGATGAGTCCGTCATCAAATGGAGCTTCAATGCAGAATTTGAACGTATCTGTCTCTCCCGTTTCCTTCGGGATCTTGGAAGAAGCTGTAACCCCTTCGTTGATAACCACCCTCTTGCAAAAGAGCCCTCGATGTATCTCTCACCGGAGGGCTGGCACTGCTCCAAGGTCTGGTCGGCATACATGGGACTCCCGCAGTCTCTGAAAGAGGTCGGCAGGGTCCTTGGCCTTTCCGCTCAGAAGATGGATGAAGGCAAGGACCTGATCAAGTTCTTCTGCGTGCCATGCAAGGCTACGAAATCAAACGGCGGCAGGACCAGGAACATGCCCTCTGACGCTCCGGATAAATGGAGAGTTTTCAAAGCCTACAACATCCGCGACGTCGAGGTCGAGATGGAAATCAAAGACCGCCTCAAGAACTATCCTGTCCCGGATTCCGTCTGGGAAGAATACGTCATCAGCGAGGAGATAAACGACAATGGCGTCCTTGTCGACCAGGAACTCATCGATAACGCGATTGATCTAGATGCTATCTCACGGAAGGACCTGTCAGACAGGCTCCGCTCCATCACCGGTCTCGAGAATCCGAACTCTGTCCAGCAGCTTAAGGGATGGCTTGCTGAAAATGGCGTTGAAACAGACGATCTTGGCAAAAAGAACGTAAAGCGACTGATTGACGAAACCGATGGTCCGGTAAAGGAAGCCCTGACTCTCCGGCTTTCTCTTGCCAAGAGCTCAGTCAAAAAGTACACAGCTATGAAAAACGCAGTCTGCTCTGATGGTAGGGTCCACGGCATGTTCGTTTTCTATGGTGCCGGACGGACCGGGCGGTTCACCTCAAAAATCGTGCAGCTTCAGAATCTCCCTCAGAATCATCTGCCAGATCTCGCTGAAGCCAGATCTCTTGTGAAGGCAGGTGACTTTGATTCCGTAAGTCTCCTCTACGACGATATCCCGGATACCCTCTCGCAGCTTATCCGGACAGCCTTTATCCCGGCCCCCGGTAAGAAATTCATTGTCTCAGACTTCTCTGCGATCGAGTGCCGGGTCCTTGCCTGGTACGCAGGTGAACAATGGGTACTCGATACCTTCTCAAACGGCGGTGACATTTACTGCGCGACCGCTGAGAAGATGTTTCATGTTCCGGTGAAAAAGCACGGCATAAATGGCGAACTCCGGCAAAAAGGGAAGCAAGCAACTTTGTCGTGTGGTTATGGTGGGTCGGTTGGTGCTCTCAAGGCCATGGGAGCTCTCGAAGCCGGAATGACAGAAGACGAACTGCAGCCCTTGGTCGCTGCATGGCGGCAGGCAAACCCGCATATTGTGAAGTTCTGGTGGGAGGTAGACCATGCTGCCATGCGGACAGTAACGCTCCACTCCACCGAACACGTAGGTCCTCTATCCTTCTCCTATAAATCCGGCATGATGTTTATCGCACTTCCATCTGGCAGAAAACTCGCGTATGTAAAGCCGAAGATCGGCACTAACCAGTTTGGCAGCGACTGCATCACTTATGAGGGCATCGGTGCCACGAAGAAATGGGAGCGCCTTGAGACCTATGGTCCGAAGCTCGTTGAGAACATTGTCCAAGCGACAAGCCGCGACATCTTATGCTATGCCATGCGGACACTCCGCTGCTGCAGGATTGAAATGCATATCCATGATGAACTCGTGATCGAAGCCGATCCAAGAATGTCTCAGGAAGAGCTGTCAAAGCAAATGAGCCGCACACCACCATGGGCAGAAGGTCTTCTCCTTCGCGCCGATGGCTACGAATCAGAATTTTATAAAAAAGATTGAGTCCTCCTTCGTCAATTCCTGCCCCTCACCTCCATTGGGTGTTGTAGGCAGGAATTTTTCATGTCCCGGAAAGGAGGACCTTTTATGTGCAACACAAATCTTGAGGGCTATGCCGACCCTACTGCCGCTTCGGCTATCAAAAATGCGGAGGGCGACAGACCGATGTTTCCCTTTATGCCGATCGTCTTTATCTGTTCTCCCTACGCAGGTGATATCGACGGCAACACCAAGAAGGCCCAGAACTACAGCCGCTTTGCTGCAGATCATGGGTACATTCCATTTACTCCCCATCTTCTCTTCCCACAGTTTCTCGATGACACAAATCCAAGAGAACGCGACCTGGGGCTTCACTTTGGCAGGGCTTTTCTTCCCAAGTGTGCCGAGGTCTGGGTCTTTGGTGACCGGATCACCTCCGGCATGAACGCTGAGATCCGGCAGGCCAGACGTAAGGGAAAACGCATCCGCCATTTCACAGAAGATCTAAAGGAGGTGTGACATGAGAGATCACAGCTTAACCACCACGAACAAGTATGGAAAAACCATCACAATTCCTCCGGCAACCGGCAACAAGGGTGTCAAGCGGATCACTGACATTCTCGACTCCTGCGGGATTCCCTATAAGACGGAATACAAGATCGATGCTGATGGCTGCAGAAGGAGCCCCTTTGATGTCGCTGTTATGAAAGATGGCAAGCCACGCCTCTTTATCGAATACGACGGCGAGGATCACTACAGCACAGATTTTTACAGAAATACAGGTGTCCGTGAAGAGCGCCTGAAGGCACACGTCGTAAAGAGAGCCATTGGGGATGCCAAGAAGACACAGATGGCTGCCCGCTTTGGTATCCCAGTTCTCAGGATCAATGCCCTGCCGGATGAGATGCTCCGCGACAGGATTCTCTCCTGGGTAGAGATCTTTGTAAACGAGTCTGACCCGAAGCAGGGAAACGAGGTCATCATGATCAACATGCTCGAGAAGTATGGCTTCGATTTTGACTATGTACCGCCATCAGATATGAGCCGCGCTGAAGAAAAGCGTGTGAATGAACTTTTTTCAAAGGAGGCCTGAACCATGTACGAGATTAAAGAAAAGCAGAAGAAACTCAGTGACGGAACTGAAATCACAACCTATTCCCGCGATATCTATGACTGCAACGTTCTCTCTGTCGAAGCCGGTACCACAGGTTACCGTGAAGGCGACTCCGGGCACGGCGGTCGCACCTACTTCCGCATCAAGGATGAAGGCGGCACAGATATGTCCGTCAAGACACACGTTGATCATTACGGTTGCAGCGAATTTGAGGTCACACTCGGCGGTGACTGCGAGCTTGACACCATGATCAAGGCCCTCAAGTTCATCACAAAGGTTCTCGAAGATGAATCCCAGGAGGTGCATGACTGATGAAATATGCTACAGGCTCGAGCCGGAAGGCTCTCAAATGGAAGAACGGCGACATCACGATGGAGGCCTTAAAGGCAAGGTTTGAGACTACGGTCCGGACCACGGAGACCATCGAAGAATACAGGAAGATGTCCAAGGCCCAGCAGGCTGAGATCAAGGACATCGGCGGTTTCGTAGGCGGGCACCTTCGGAATGGCCGACGTAAGAGAGGCTATGTTCTCTGCCGCTCCATGCTGACACTCGACATGGATTTCTGCGAGCCAGACGTCTGGGACAAGACTCTCTCAAAGGTTCCCTACCAGTGCCTCTGCCACTCCACACATAAGCATACACCAGAGCACCCGAGGCTCCGTCTTGTGATCCCTCTCTCCCGTGAGATCAGCGAGGCAGAGTACGAGCCGGTCGCCCGGATGTTTGCCAAAGAAGTCGGCATCGACATGTTCGACGACAGCACCTACGAGGCTAACCGCCTCATGTATTGGCCTTCGACGTCGGTCAATGGCGTGTACTTCTTTAAGGAGAAGGATGGCATCCCCCTGAATCCGGATGATTACCTTGCAAAGTACGATGTCTGGCAGGATGGCAGCACCTGGCCAGTATCCTCACGTGAGTCGAGCGTACCGGACCACGGTGCCGGTGAGCAGGCGGACCCGCTTACGAAGCCGGGAATCATCGGCGCATTCTGCAGGGCCTATCCGATCTCGGAAGTCATCTCCACTTTCTTATCCGATGTCTACGCACCGACCGCTGATGATAACCGCTATGACTACATCTCCGGTGAAGGAACTGCCGGTGCTGTTGTGTACGGCGACAAGTTTCTCTATTCGCATCATGGCACGGACCCGGCCTGCGGAAAACTCTGCAACGCCTTTGACCTGGTCCGCATCCATAAATACCGTGACCTTGATAAAGACGTCCCGGACGATACGACCCCATCAAAGAAGCCTTCCTACAAGGCAATGATGGATTTTGCCTCCAGCTGCGATAAGGTAAAGCTCCTGCTCCTTAAAGAAAAACAGGAACAGGCAGGCATGGATTTCACGGCTGCAGATGATTCCGACGATGACTGGAAGACAAAGCTTCAGTACGTGCCACGCACCACTGTCCTTCAGAACAGCGTCTGGAATGAAATGCTGATCTTAAACAATGATCCGGATTGCCAGGGCTTTGCCTATAACGAGATGGCAAACCGTATCCAGGTAATCGGCAGAGTGCCTTGGGACAGACCTGCAGATAACAAGTTCTGGCGCGATGCAGATACTGCTCAGCTCAAAGCTCTGATCGACGTCCGCTATGTTGCCTTCTCAGACAGAAACCACAGCGTGGCTTTTACAAAGGTTGCCGATGATAGGCGCTTCCATCCTGTCCGGGATTATCTGGACTCACTGCCGGAATGGGACAAGGTGCCTCGTATTGACGATCTCTTTATCAAGCGCCTGCAGGCAGATGATACCCCTTATGTCCGGGCTGTAACGCGAAAAACTCTGGTAGCTGCAGTCACCCGCATTTATCATCCGGGCACCAAGTTTGATACCGTCCTGGTCCTTGATGGTGATCAGGGAATCGGCAAGAGCACCATGTGGAAGTCACTGGCAGGTGATGAATATTTCTCAGACGCGCTGTCTCTTACAGATATGGATGATAAATCCGGCGCGGAAAAACTACAGGGCTTTTGGATCATGGAGATCGGTGAGCTGGCTGGAATGAAGAAGGCCGACATCGAGAAGGTCAAATCCTTCCTCTCCACCTCTGACGATAAGTATCGTCCGAGCTACGGCAAAGTAGTCGAAAGTCATCCAAGGCAGTGTGTTGTCGTGGCTACGGTCAACGGCGAGCATGGATATCTTCGTGATATCACGGGAAACCGTCGTTTCTGGATTGTGAAATGCCGCCAGAAAGAGAAAGCGGTGAAATGGCATCTCACCTCCGAAGAGCGCGACCAGATATGGGCGGAGGCGAAGCATTACTACGAGGAAGGTGAAAAGCTCTATCTCGAAGGCAGCCTCCTTGAGGATGCGGAAGAAGCCCAGAGAGGTGCTATGGAATCAGACGACCGCCAGGGTCTTGTCGAGGAGTATCTCGCTAAGAAGCTCCCATTGAACTGGTCGGAAATGGACCTCTACCAGCGCAGGAATTTCCTTGATGGCGACGACATCACGTCCCCTAAAGGAGCTGTCCAGCGGACCACAGTAAGCAATGCTGAGATCTGGTGTGAGTGCTTCGGCAGGAACCTTGCGGACCTGAAGCCCACCGACTCCTATGCGATAGCGGCCTTAATGACACAGATCGATGGGTGGAAACGGACTACCAGCCGTAAACGCATCCCGATTTATGGCTTGCAGCGGCTTTATCAGAAGAATTGATGTGACAACCTCCTGTGACAATGACAACTTTTCCCCTTTATTTAATCGAGGCATCAAGAAATAGGAATAGGAAAATCACCCGCGTACACACGCGTAAGGAATATATAGGAAAAGTTGTCGCATTGTCACACCTTGTCACATACAGAAAGGCAGATATCGAAATGCACATTTCAGAAAAATCAATTGAGCAGCAGCTCGTAAAGGCAGTGAAATCCGCAGGCGGCATTGCACCAAAGTTCGTTTCTCCTGGTTTTGACGGGATGCCTGACAGACTGATTCTCCTGCCAAAGGGGCATCTGGCATTCGCGGAGCTCAAATCTACCGGCAAAAAGCCAAGACCTCTGCAGGTAGCACGACACCAGCTTCTTACCCGTCTTGGCTACCAGGTATTCGTCATCGACAGTCCTGAAGGACTTGATGACATCATCAAAAAGATCGTAGGTGAAGAGAATGGAATATAAACCGCATGAATATCAGCAGTATGCGATCTCCTTTATCGAGCAGCACCCGGTCGCCGCCATCTTCTTAAACTGCGGAATGGGAAAGACGAGTATTGCCCTCACAGCAATCAATGACCTTCTCTTCGACAGCTTCGAGGTACATAAGATCCTGATTATCGGGCCCTTACGTGTCAGCCGGGACACCTGGAAAGAGGAAATCCGCAAGTGGGATCACTTAAAGGATCTCAAATACGAGATAGCTGTCGGCTCTGAGAAGGAGCGCCTTGGTGCCTTCTCCCGCCCTGCTGACATCTACATCATCAACCGCGAGAACGTGCCCTGGCTTGTTGAGAACATCACCTTCGACTTTGACATGATCGTGATCGACGAACTCTCCTCTTTCAAGAATCACAAGTCGAAGCGCTTTAAGGCCCTGATGCAGGTGCGGCCTCTTGTAAAGAGAGTGATCGGTCTTACTGGTACACCTGCCAGCAACGGACTCATGGACCTCTGGGCAGAGTTCAAAGTTCTCGACATGGGAAAGCGCCTCGGTCGGTTCATCTCACGATACCGTGAAGCCTACTTCCGTCCGGACCGCTGCAACGGACCAATCGTTTACAGCTATGCCCCACTTCCCGGCGCTGAGGAGGAAATCTACAGGAAGATCTCAGATATCACGATTTCCATGAAGTCTACGGATCACCTGAAGATGCCAGAACTTATCAGTTCAAAATATCCAGTCTTCCTGAGCACCTCAGAGCAGAAATCCTATGACGAACTGAAGAAGGACCTGATCCTGTCACTTCCTGACGGCGAAGTATCTGCAGCAAATGCGGGTGTCCTCTCCGGAAAGCTCTGCCAACTCGCAAACGGAGCCATCTATGACGATACCGGGAAAGTCACAGAGATTCATAGCAGAAAGCTCGATGCCCTGGAGGACATCATCGAAGCTGCCAATGGAAATCCGGTCATGATCGCCTACTGGTACAAGCACGATCTTGAGAGGATCGAAAAAAGGCTCTCTGACAAAAAGATCCCGTTCGAACGGCTGGATACATCGGCAAGTATTGAGAGATGGAACAAGGGACTGCTTCCCGTAGCACTGATTCACCCGGCATCTGCAGGACACGGCCTGAACCTTCAGGCAGGCGGTTCCTGCCTTGTCTGGTACAGCCTCACCTGGTCCTTGGAGCTTTATTCTCAAACTGTAGCCCGCCTCTGGAGACAGGGGCAGCGATCTGGAACCGTCGTTGTACAGCATATCGTTACAGCTGGAACCATTGATGAAGATATCCTGAAGGCTCTTGAAACGAAGGATAAGACACAGACCGCCCTTATCAATGCAGTGAAGGCGAACCTGAAGTCAGGAGGTGCCAATGGAACCATATGAAGCACTTGGCAACGCTGTGGTCCTTCAGGCTGTAAAAGACTGGCGGGCTGCAAAGAAAAGACACGATACCCGAACCATTCACGAGTGTGAAGCCTTCTTCCTCTCCGGAAGATTCAGTCTCTTCACCGATCTGGACGGCGAGGCACTTCTCCAGAAACTCAGAAGGGAGGGATAAAAATGGACACGAAAGAATATCTTCAGCAGGCTTTCTATCTTGATCAGCTGATCAAGAGTGAATACCGCGATCTTGCCCGTCTTCGTCAGAACACTTACTCTGTCGGCTCCCCTGGGTTTGAACAGCACTACAATCCGAACAGACCAACAGAGGCTCCCTTCGTGAAGGCTTTAGAGAAGACCTGGGATGCTGAGGCTATGATCTCGGCAAAGGTCAAGAAGCTGGAAACCTTAAAGCAGCAGATCATCACCGTGATCGATGCGGTACCTGATACACGAGACAGGCTGGTCCTCAAGTACAGATACCTGGATCACCTGAACTGGGAGAAGATCGCCGCCCACATGTATGCGAGCGAAAAGACTGTCCGCAGATGGCACGACGAGGGCATCGACCAGGTTATTCTTCCGGAAGATGCCATCTCCATAAAAGATGACCAGCTTTGACCAGAAATAACCAGGTTTGACCAGCTTTGTCCCATTAACGCGGGATTTCAGATATGTTAGGATATAATCAGCAAAAAGTAGAAAGAGAGCCGGGTTCTCCCGACCGATCAAGCCTCGAAGGATTTATTCCTCCGGGGCTTTTCTATTGCAGAAAGAAGTGAAGCAACATGCCAATGAAACCAAAGCGGCCCTGTCGGTATCCGGGCTGCCCAAACCTCGTGGAGCATGACGGCGACAGCTACTGCGCTGAGCACCAGAAGCTCATGGATGATCACTACGATCACTTCACACGTGGCTACGACGGGCACAAGCGATACGGAACTCAGTGGCGTAAGATCAGGACCCGCTACGTACACAAGCATCCCTTCTGCGAGATGTGTATGAAGGAAGGCCGGTATGTTCCTGTGGAAGAGGTCCACCACATCAAACCAATCAGCGAAGGCGGAACCAATGACGAGAGTAACCTCATGAGTCTCTGCCACAGCTGTCACGAGAAGATTCATCGTGGAAATATTTCTAAGGAATAAATCGTCGAAGCGTGACCGGGAGGGGCGGGTCAAATCTCTGCGGGCCAAGGCCCCGGGGACCGCCGCCCCCTCTTCTGTGCGCGTCTGGCGTTTTCAAAAGGGTTATTAAGGCCCGGAATCGGAAAGGTGGTGAAAAACATGCCTACCAAATCGAATAACATCGGTGGCCGTGGCGGGAAACGTCCCGGTGCAGGAAGGAAAAAGTCAGCAGTAACCGAGAAAGCTGCTGCAGGTAATCCGGGTGGAAGACCTCTCACGGTCTTAGATATTCCGGAGATTGAAGGAGCCGAGATGCCAAAGCCGCATGAATTTTTGTCCGCAACTCAGCACGATGGCTCAACCCTTCAGGCCGGTGATATTTACCGGGAAACCTGGGAATGGCTTCAGAAGATCGGCGTTGCCCAGAAGGTATCGCCGCAGCTTCTTGAACGATATGCGATGTGCTCAGCCCGCTGGATTCAGTGTGAGGAAATGACCACAAAGCTCGGGTATCTTTCCAAGCACCCTACCACAGGAAAGCCGATCCCTTCTCCCTTCATCAACATCGGCATCAACTACATGAATCAGGCTAACCGGCTCTGGGCAGAGATCTTCCAGATTGTGAAGGAGAACTGCTCCACTGACTATAACGACGGCATGAATCCGCAGGACGACGTCATGGAGCGACTCCTGCGTGCCCGGAAAGGATAAGCTATGGATACAACGAAATTTGAGCAGGTACCAATCGACAAGCTGGTACCCTATGCCCGGAATGCCCGCACGCATTCCAAGGAGCAGATCGCACAGCTCCGCTCCTCCATTCGGGAGTTTGGATTTGTCTCTCCTGCCGTCATCGACAGTAATTACAACATCCTCGTCGGCCACGGACGTGTTCAGGCAGCCCGCGAAGAAGGTTATACGACGGTCCCCTGTGTATTTGCAGAGAACCTTACCGATGCTCAGAAGCGCGCTTACATCCTTGCTGACAATCAGCTGGCGCTCAATGCTGGCTGGGATGAAGAGATGCTGTCCGTCGAACTGTCCGACCTGCAGAATGAATCTTTCGATTTATCACTCCTTGGCTTCGACGATAAAGACCTCGAGAAGTATCTCGCAGACGGGACTGACACGGATGTGCAGGATGATGACTTTGATCTCTCCGCTGCTCTTGAGAAGGCTTCCTTCGTGGAGCCCGGTGACATCTGGACCGTTGGCAGGCACAGGCTCATGTGCGGAGATGCCACCAAGGCCGAAGATGTAGATACATTGATGGGTGATAAGAAGGCAAACCTCATCGTAACTGATCCGCCCTACGGTGTATCTTTCAAAGCGTCGGACGGTCTCACGATCCAGAACGACTCCCTTAAAGGCGACGAGTTTTACAAGTTCCTTCTATCCGCTTTTCAGAACATGGCTTCCCACCTCGAGAAGGGTGGCGTTGCCTATGTGTTCCATGCAGATACGGAAGGGCTCAATTTCAGAAAGGCTTTCATCAATGCAGGCTTCCACTTATCCGGAGTGTGTATCTGGGTGAAGAATTCACTGGTGCTGGGACGCTCTGATTACCAGTGGCAGCACGAGCCGATCCTCTACGGATTTTTACAGAACGGCAAGCACTACTGGTCCTCCGCCGCAGGCCGGTCCCAGACCACGATCTGGAACTTTGACAAGCCTAAGCGGAATAAGGATCACCCTACTTCAAAGCCGCTTGATCTTCTCTCTTATCCGATCAAGAACTCCTCCCAGGAGAACGCGATCGTTATTGATACCTTCGGCGGGTCCGGATCAACGCTCATGGCCTGCGAGAAGACAAACCGCATCTGCATGATGATGGAGCTTGATCCAAAATACGCCTCAGTCATCCTCCGGCGCTACGTCGAGGATACCGGCAACACAGAAGGCGTTTTCGTGGAGCGTGCCGGAGAGAAAATACCATATAAAGACCTTGTAAAAGAAGTCGAGACGGATGTCTAAAATGCACCGTTCTCCGGCTTCTTTTTTGGTAGATATAGACTTCCTATTTTCCTTGCTATGTTCCGGGCACAGAGTGATGAATAGAGCTGGCCAAAGAGGCCAGGAACATTACAAGTCAAAGGAGGACACAACATGAACATCGATTACAAGGTAACAGGAGCAGACAGGAAGGCAATGGTAAAGGTCATTGAAAAGGCATCAGGCCTCAAGGCCAAGTACCTCTTCACCCCGACCTACGCTTTCGAGATCGGACCTTACATGGTAAGCCGCTACGGAGTTTTCTCGGATAGCGAAACCGCTGATCCGGAAACCACGAACAAGATCCTCGAAGCGCTCACTGCCGCAGGCTTTACTGGCGACACAATCGAAGACACTGACAGCACAGTACCTTCGGAAGATCCGCACGGAGATACACAAGGTGAGGAAGCTGCTCCGGCAGAAGCCCCGGCCCCTTTCGAAGAGCCCGCCGAGGAGACGCCAGAGGAGCCTGCTGAAACTGAATCCGAAGGGCTGCAGCCAGCTGCCACAGAGACGGTAACTGACCAGACAGGCCTTTCCATTTCCCTGCCGATCGATTCGGTTGACACCGACAAGCTCACAAAGATCCTCGAATCAAAGGGCAGGCTCATCCAGAAGGCACTCGGAACAGAGACCACAGGCTTCACAGCAGACGGCGACAAGGTAACCTTCACCTGGTTCTCCACCATCCCGGATGCTGACACAGCGGATGCAGCGACAAAGCTCATTGCGGCGATTGGAAAGATGTCGAAGAACTCCAAGCGGATCACGATGACCGAGGCAGACGTCGAGAGCGAGAAATACGCCTTCCGAGGCTTCCTCATCCGGCTCGGCTTCTCCGGACCCGAGTACAAGGCAACGAGGAAACGCCTCCTTCAGAACCTTTCCGGAGCATCCGCATTCCGAAACAAGGAGGAGGCTGACAAGTTCGCAGCCCGTCAAAAGGCACTCCGCGATGCAAGGAAAGCGGAGGCTGCAGAATGAGGATACCAACTAAGACCGAGATCGAGAGCCTGCGGGAGCAATACCCTGCAGGCACCAGGGTTGAGCTTCTGCAGATGGATGATCTGCAGGCTCCTCCGATCGGAACCCTTGGTACCATCACTGGCATCGACGACACAGGAAGCCTTCTGGTTTCCTGGGACAACGGCTCCTCGCTGAACGTGGTCTACGGAGTAGACAAGGTTCAGAAGCTCCTCTAAGATACACAAATTCTGAGAGGTTCTGGCACTACATCTTTGGTGGATTTATGAAGTCGAATTAACTGGATATGTCTGGCCGGTAGAGTGATTAATACCATAACAAAAGAAAACAACCACCTACCGAAAGGAGCCAGAAACCATGAAAAACACAGCAAACCAGATCGAAGGAATCAAGAGCCAGACCTTAGGAGTTGAGGTCGAGATGAACAACATCAAGAGAAGCGACGCAGCAAAGACCGCCGCCACCTACTTCGGGACCGGACGCTTCAAGAATACGGCAGACCGGAACGGCTACTACACCTGGAGCGCATGGGATGATAAGGACCGCGAATGGAAATTCCAGAGAGACGTTTCGATCGAAGGACCGGACGCAGAAAAATGCGAACTGGTAACCCCGATCCTTCACTACGAGGACATCGAATTCCTGCAGGGCCTCATCCGGGAGCTTCGGAAGGCTGGAGCCAAGAGCAGCGCAGAACGCGGCTGCGGCATCCACGTTCACGTCGGAGCAAACGGACACACACCACAGACCCTTCGGAACCTTGCAAACATCATGGCAAGCCACGAGCAGCTCCTCATCAGAGCCCTCGGGATTGACGCAGCAAGGACCAGCCGCTACTGCCGGACAGTTGACCCGGATTTCCTTACCGCCCTCAACAAGAAGAAGCCCCAGACGATGGCAGGCCTTGCAGACATTTGGTACACAACGCAGGGAGCTTCCTACGGCAGAACACAGCATTACAACTCAAGCCGCTACCACATGCTGAACCTCCACGCCACCTTCACAAAGGGCACGGTTGAGTTCCGACTTTTCAACGGCACCATGCACGCAGGCCGGATCAAGACTTACATCCAGCTTTGCCTCGGGATGAGTGCACTGGCCAAGGAAGTAAGAACCGCAAGCGCAAGACCTCAGCAGAGCGAGAACGACAAATACGCGATGAGGACCTGGCTCCTTCGCCTCGGCTTCATCGGCGAGGAATTCGCCACAGCGAGAGATTTCCTGACCCGCGACCTTTCCGGCGACACGGCCTTCAGGAAGGCCAGAGCCGCCGCTTGAAGGGCACAGAGAAGGAATTAGCCTCCTCCTACCGACGACCGCCAAAGGGCGGCTTTCGGTGGTAGAAGGGTAATCCCTTCGGAAAGGAGATCACCATGAAAAGATATTACTTGGCCTATGGCAGCAACTTAAACCTCTCACAGATGGCGCTTCGGTGCCCTGGTGCAAGGCGCATCGGAACCGGAACCATCAGAAACTTCGAACTGCTCTTCAAAGGCAGCAAGACCGGCGCTTATCTCACGATTGAAAAAAAAGAAGGCGCAAGGGTCCCGGTCGGGATCTTCCAGGTCACGGCTTCCGACGAAGAACGACTCGATCGCTATGAAGGCTACCCCGTCTTCTACTACAAGACAGAGGTACCGATCCGGATCACAGATGGCAAGCACAAAGGAAGCCTGGTCCAGGCCTTCATCTACATCATGCATGAAGACAGGAAGATTGGGATTCCTTCCAGCCGGTACATAGAGACCTGCATGGCTGGGTACGATGACTTCGGCTTTGACAAGGCACTCCTTCAGGATGCTGTAAAGCGCTCCTGGGAGGAATGCGGATGGGAGGCAATATGAAACCAGAAACGACAAGCCGCACGCGCATCTGCCCGATCTGCGGCAGAACCTACAGTGAGGTCCCTGCCCTCTCCCGGACCGACAACAAGACGCTGATCTGCCCGGACTGCGGCACGAGGCAGGCGCTCGAATCGATCGGTGTGGACAAGGACGAGCAGGAAAAGATCCTCTCGATCATCCACGGCAAGGCTGAAAAAACTTAATAAAATCCACAGCTTTGAAGCTACATCTTTGTGCAGTCTACTCCTCCAAATCTACTGGATATAAATTCCCGGTAGAGTGATTAATACCATAACAAAAGAACAGGAAACCACCAAGGAGGACAAGACAATGACAAAGGAAATCGAGAAAAGAGCAAACGAGCTTAGGGTACCGGCAGAGAGCACAAGCGAGGAACTTGAATGCAGAGGCTTCAAGGTCATCACCTTCGGAAACAAGATCCTGGCGGTCGGCTACTACTACATGGGCCTGCATAAGCCGAGCTACTACGCTGCAGCCTACACCTTCACAACCGACAACCACACCTGCGAAGGGAGCCTTAGCCTGAAGGCCCTCAGCGAAGACTTCTTCGAAGACGATGGACACGCCTTCGCCTGGGCCATGAACGCCTGAAGCATTTAAACACAACACCTACGAAAGATCGCTGAATCCTCAGCGGTCTTTTCTTTTGCCTGGAAAGGAGGCTAAGTCATGGGCATGCGAAAACTCAAAAACTACAAACCGACCCGCTTCATGGCTGAAGGCTCCTACTACGATAAGGACGCTGCCGACTTTGCCGTGATGTTCATCGAGAGCCTCAAGCACACCAAGGGAACCTGGTGGAAGCAGCCCTTCGAGCTCATCGACTGGCAGGAACAGATCATCCGGGATCTCTTCGGAGTCTTAAAGCCAAATGGCTACCGGCAGTTCAATACCGCATACATAGAGATTCCCAAGAAGATGGGCAAGTCAGAGCTTGCAGCTGCTGTTGCGCTGTATCTTACCTGCGCTGACGGAGAGGAACGAGCCGAGGTCTACGGCTGTGCTGCCGACAGAAACCAGGCCAAGATCGTCTACGACGTTGCAGTCGACATGGTCCGCCTCTGCCCTTCGCTTAACAAACGGGTCAAGATCCTGCAGTCACAGAAAAAGCTCGTCTATATTCCGACGAACAGCACCTATCAGGTCCTGTCCGCAGATGTAGCAAACAAGCACGGCTTCAACACCTCTGGTGTGATCTTCGATGAGCTGCATACGCAGCCAAACCGAAAGCTCTACGACGTTATGACGAAGGGAAGCGGCGATGCCAGAATGCAGCCTCTGTACTTCCTGATCACCACTGCCGGGACCGATACGAACTCGATCTGCTATGAGGTCCATCAGAAGGCTGAGGATATCATCGCAGGCAGAAAGATCGACCCGACCTTCTATCCGGTGATCTATGGCGCAGATGAATCTGACGACTGGACAGATCCGAAGGTCTGGAAGAAAGCGAATCCTTCACTTGGTATTACAGTCGGAATCGACAAGGTCGAAGCTGCCTGTGAGTCTGCCAAACAGAACCCCGGCGAAGAGAATGCCTTCCGGCAGCTCCGCCTAAATCAATGGGTGAAGCAGGCAGTCCGCTGGATGCCAATGGATAAATGGGACGCCTGTGCTTTTCCGGTTGATCCGGAGGAGCTTGAGGGCCGTGTCTGCTACGGCGGTCTCGACCTATCCTCTACTTCCGATATCAC